ACTGACACTAACTCTAAATGGATTAACTTATAATCCAATTTTATCTGGAGGTATTTGGAGCCAGCAAGTCAATGCTCTGGCGGTTGGTAGTTATACCGCTACTATGCAAGCCGTAGACCCTGCTAATAACTCCTCAACAGCTAGTGGCCTAGTTACTATCGAGCAAAACACTAGTAACACGCCACAATATCTTGATTCAGCTGTAAAAGATTATCCAAACATCCCAACACCTGATGCAGAATCTTGGAGCCTACGTTTTAATACTCAAGTATTTACTAGTGACTTGACAGGAGCTAGTCAAACTGTAGACATGCCAGGTTCTAAGTGGGAAGCGTCTGTCACTTACAGTTCAAGAATGGGCCGATCATCTAGAATATTGCAAGCCTTTATAGCTGGACTAAGAGGTAAAGCTGGAAGATTTTGGTTTACTCCAACTGATTGGGAACCTTATGGAAATCCTCAAGGTGCAGGTAAGTTAGCAGTTAACGCTAATTCTGGGTCATCTGAAATCGTCACCAATGGTTGGAATGCTAACGTATTTGAACTCTTCGTAGCTGGTGACTATTTTGAAATGAGTGGTGAACTTAAGAAATTACTGAATACGCCAAGCTCTGATTCTAATGGTAATGCTACGTTGTTTTTCACGCCTCCTTTACGTTTAGCTACTAACTCAGGTGCTGTAATTAGATACAACGAACCACGATGTCTTATGATGCTAAAAGATGATGAGCAAGCTAAATGGTCGATATCTGCACCTGTCATTTATGCTTCGTCATACGATTTCGTAGAAGCTATTGACATTTAAATAGCGAGTCAAGTGTTAACCAGCTTAATTGTATTGAACCATGTCTATCCCTGTATTAATCTGGGTGGTCATGGTTCATAATTACATTATGGTCTTAGTTAGATCGTAATATTCCTCGGCGAGGAGAAAATCGATGATCAACACTTAAATTTTTGGAGATTTTAACATGCCGTCAGTTACGCTTGCACAAGCTGCAAAACTCACGAACGACATGCTTCTCGCCGGCGTTATCGAGAGCATTGTCGAAGTAAACCCCATTTACGAGCTGATGCCTTTCATGGGTATCGACGGTAACGCACTAGCGTACAACCGTGAAGCTACTCTCGGTGATACTCAGTTTGCTGGTGTTGATGACACCATCACCGCGAAGAATCCTGCTACGTTCACTCGTGTAACATCCGAGCTGACCACATTGATCGGCGATGCTGAAGTCAATGGTTTGATTCAAGCTACCAAATCCAACTTCAGTGATCAAAAAGCAATTCAGATTGCTTCCAAAGCTAAGTCTCTTGGTCGTAAGTATCAGCAAAACCTTATCATCGGTGATGGTACTCTGAACTCTTTTGAAGGCATGTTGACACTTATGCCTGCTGGTCAGATCGTTGATTCAGGAGCTAATGGCAGCGTCATTACTTTTGAACTGCTCGATGAGTTGATTGACCAGATCAAAGACAAAGATAATCAAGTCGATTACTTCATGATGCCAGCACGTACGATTCGTTCGTTCATGGCTCTTCTGCGCGCACTTGGTGGTGCAAGTATCAATGACGTGTTGACTCTGCCATCAGGCCGTCAGATCCCAATGTATCGTGGTATTCCGATGTTCCGTAATGATTGGCTGCCGACTGATCAAGCTAAAGGCACTGCTACTAATACTACTTCAATCATCGCTGGTACATTCGATGACGGATCTGGTACTCATGGTATTAGTGGCCTGTCAGCATCACGTGAATTTGGTCTTCAAGTCCAGGAAATCGGGCCATCCGAGACCAAGGACAACGATATCACTCGTGTCAAGATGTATTGTGGCATGGCGTTGTTCAGTGAATTGGGTATCGCTGCTCTAGACGGTATCACTAACTGATCTTGAGAAGAAGCGTCCTATAACGGCCAGGTTTTCCTGGCCGTTATATTAACTTGGAGATTTTGAAATGTCTAAATTTATTTTTACACTACCTGAAGCTGCTGCTAAAAAAGGCATTCAGAGTGTTGGCGGTAAGTACAACTTTAAAGACGGTAAGCTGGTAGTTGAAGAAGACATTGCTCGTAAAATCAAAAAGGTTTTGACCACCTTTCATGGCTGCACAGTCTCACAAGAGAAAACGCCTGTAGCTGAAAAGAATGTACCTGCGCCTGAAGATGCAGTGTTGAGCAAGACTGCTACAAAAGCTACTAAAGGTCACTAACTAATTTCGAGTTTCGGGGCTGGCAATATATGATAACTTTAGTTGATTCTCCAGGTGACCCTTCTGCTAACAGTTATGCTAGCCTCGCTTTTTCGAATGCTCACATGGAACAGTCTATTGGTAGATCGGATTGGGCTACTAAAGATTTGGATATCAGACATGCTGCACTGATCGAAGCCACTAGAACCATCGATTCAATGTTTACATGGTTCAGCATTTCTACAGATCAATTTCAAGCACTTGACTGGCCGCAACAACTTCAGTATGATAAGTTCGGTCGAAGAATTCCTGACACCGTAATTCCAGATATTTTGAAGCGTGTCACTTGTGATCTAGCGTACAATATCTTATCCTACGGTGGTACTGCTCAAGCTGCATCAGCTGTAGATTCTGTAAAGGTTGGACCAATCTCACTTGATTTAGACCGATCAAGTTCAGAAAGATTTTTTGAGACTATAGACTTCTCTAGTCTAGGTCTTTTCGGTGATTTTGTAATTAAAAAGTCTGGTGCGGCTCATAACGTAAAGGTCTACAGATGATTGATCTTAACGCTCTAATACAGCAGGCTTTTGGAGTTATTGAAGACACGATACCTCAAGCTCTAGTATATGGACGCCTTGTTAAATATGATAAGACGTACAATCGAACTACTTCTGTATATGAATTTGTTGAGAGCGATTCACAAGACGTCAAAGGCGTATTTGATTACGAAGAAGAAATGTATAGAGTATCAGAGAATAGTAACTCTGTCATTTCAAAGATACATTTATTCGGCTTGTTATCTAAACCTGTAGGCATGTTTGACGAATTGCAATTAAACATTGATTCAGAGATTGTAAAGTATAAAACAGAGGAACTACGTAAGATTAACGTAGGTGAGAGCTCGGTTCTACATACTTTTATGATTAGCAACTAAATAGAACGCTCTGAGAGCGCTCCTATTAAGTTTTTAGCAGGCTGGCCAGTAGGGTAACATAGCTTAAAATAACTACAGTTGGGAGCGCTAGTAATGTTTGCATCATTTGATACAAAAATAGGCGATCTCAATCGATTTATTGATAAAGCTCTAGCTCAAGAAAAAGGCCAATTAGCGGTAAAGATTTGGAATAAAGCAGTTGACTTCTCACCTGTATATTCTGGTAGTTACAGAGCCTCATGGCAAATATCTATTGGCGCGCTAAGTTTTAAATACGACAATAGTAGCAACTCTCCTGGAAGTGTCCCCTCTCCAACTGTACCGTCTATTACTTTAGCAGGCAGAGCCATGGACAAAATATTCGTAAGTAATGGTGCACCTTACAGTTATTTAGTTGAGTATGGCGGCCCAACCAATCCAGCCCATCATGTTGCCTACAGAGCTGTGAGTGCCTCTTTATGACATATTTAGAAGTCTATCAATCATGTATTAACAGGTTTCTCGATAACTGGGTGGATACTGAAATCGAGCTTGAAGGCTCAAAAATTGACGTTGATCAATTAGATGAGTTTGTCAGACTTCAAATCTTTAACGATGACTCCTCTAACTTTAGTCATGGTCCCATACCTAGACGCTTACTTACTGGTAATGCGATCATTGAAGTCTATAGCAGACGAGGTAAAGGCGTAGGTCGACTATTAACACTAGTAGATAATTGCTCAGCTATTTTCAGTAACGTAAAGCTAAATAACGGTATAAAGTTCTATGCTACAGAAGTTATTGATCGCCAACAAATGATTTCAGGCGAAACCGTTGTAGATCCAAACTGGATTTCTAAATCAGTTATCGCCAAATTTAAGGCTCCATTATGAGTGCATTTACATTTGGAGAATCTACGCTTTACTGTCAATACCTATTCAGTAAGTCATTACTTGATAAAGCTGCTTCGTTAGATTTGAAACTCTATAAGCAAATTACAAATAACGAAATCACTGAACCACTTGTTGAATTTGTATGTGAGAACGTAATTGAAGATTGGGATCATGTCTACGCACCAAATGGCGATAAACTAGAATTTGATCACGAGCTACTGTATTCGATATTCGATGATAATCCAAGAATGTTCATCGAGCTATTACGATTTTGCTCAAAGATCGATAATTTTTATGTGGTGACTGAATGAGCGAACAAAGAGTTATATACATTGTTATCGATCCAAGCCGTGCCCGTTCTGGTGCAAGGGCGGTTATAAATTCGCTTAACGGTATAAACGATGCCACTGGTCGAGTCAATAGACAACTAAGAGCTAGTGATAGAGCGATGCAAGGTTTCTCTAGAAACTTTAGTCGTCTACAAGCTTTGCTTATAACAGCTCAACCCGTAAGATTCTTGTCTGGATTCATGAGATCCCTGATTGACGCAGATAAAACAATCATGGCTTTTAAAGCCCAGCTGTTTACTGTTACTGGAGACCTTGGAAGGGCCGGCGAAGCTTTTGAATATCTAAAAAGAACAGCTCAAGCTTATGCAGTGCCAATTAAATCATTGACTAAAGGTTTTTCAAAACTTAAAGCCTCAATGAATACACCTGAGCTAATGAAGTACAACGATGCCCTATTTCAGTCGACAGTCGTTCTAAGCTCTGTACTTCACTTGGCTGAATATAATACAGAACGTGTCTTTAACGTAATGATCCAGATTATGAGTAAAGGACAGCTCATGATGGAAGAGCTGAAGCAGCAACTAGGTGAGCACGTACCTGGTGCTATAGCTTTGGCCGCTGAATCCATGGGTATGAGCGTTAGAGAGATGATGGATAGGATGCAATCGGGTCTAGTCTCTGCAGAAGAGTTTGCAGCGGGTTGGTCAAAGCTAATCCTTGAAAGATTTGGCCCAGCAGTTGAAGTTGCCACTAAATCAATAACTGCTGCTATTAACCGATTCAATAACGTCATAACTGCGTCGATGATAGATTTGACACAGAATGAGGCTGGCTTTGCAATTGCAAAAATGATCACATCTATAGTTGAAAAGATTAGCGGAGCTGGCCAATACTTTGAAAAGTTTGGCTTACAAATAGCTGAAGTGGCGCTTGATATAAGCGACTTCGTTGAAGCTCTAAAACCATCTGACATCGAGGACTTCTTTGACTCAGTCGTAAATCTGTTTAAAGCAATTATAGATATGGGCGCGGCGATTGCTTCAGGTATTCTATTCTTGTCAAAATATAAAGATGAAGTTTCTACTATCGCTAAAGTAGTGACTCTTGCATGGGGCGCTACAAAGCTTTGGACTGCATCTATATGGGCTTTTAACGTGGCAATAACTCATGCATCCTTTAGAGTTGCAGCATTAGCAGGTGCATTTTCATTACTTACAGGTGCAGCAGCTCTAGCTCTTGCGGGTTTAATTGGCTACTCTATAGGGTCATGGCTATATGATGAGTATGATGTAGTTAAGCAAGCTGGCAATAGAATTGCAATGGCTTTCACATGGCTTGCTGAAAAATCTACTTACATATTCGATGTTATGGGCGAAAGGATGAAGTTCGCATTTAGCGATCCTTTAGGCTTTATAATGTCAATGATAAATGATTTGTTGATATTCATGAATGAGATAGGTCAAGGTGCCGCTGATTTCTTAGGTTTTGATATCGACGTAAGTAAATTACCGATTGGACTACTATCTAAATACATCGATGAAAATTTTGAAGATATCGATGATAAATTAGCAACTTTAAAAACAGCCCATGAAGAAAAGCTTGGTTCGATAATTTCTATCTACGATGAGCTATATGAAGCAATAGGTGGAGATGGTGGTGATGAACCAGATAAGAAGGATATATTAGCAAGGCTTGGTTTACCTGAAGATTTCCAAGAACGCATGGCAGCTATGCGAGAAGAACTTCAAAGGTTTAAAGACCTTGAAGATGCTTATTTTGCCAGCGGCGAAGGTGGGGCTGATTCTGGCGCTGCTGATAAATTAATAGGCGATGAAGCATCTCTTCGTCAATCTCTTGAGACTAGACGAGAAGCAATTGTAAGGTCATACTTTGAAACCGCTGATGAAATATATAGAATCAGCGAAGCCACTGATATGTCTGAGCGTGATAGACGTGATCTATCTTTGCGCAATTATAAAGACTACACTGATAAAATGGTAGAACTGAATCAGTCTCAACTAGATGAGAAAGGCGAAGCTGAAAAGACTTATTGGCAGCAATACCTTGAGAACATGGAAAAAGCACTTACAACTGGCGAAGATTTAAGTGTCGATATGCTATCAAAATTCACTAGTGGTATTGGCGATGCAGTTGAAGACATGGTCTTTGAGTTCACTTCTTTCGAAGATGCTTTTAAAAGCTTGATGGAGTCGATGGTAAGATCACTAGTTAATGCTTTAGGTCAAATGGCCGCTCAGTGGATCGCCTTCCAAATAGTTAAATCACTAGCTGATAAAACAACAGCTGAGAGCTCTGCTATAGCTCAAACCCAGCAAGCACTAGCTACTCAACAGCAAGCAGGCCTAGCAGCATTCGCTAGTACGGCGGCAATACCTGTGGTTGGCCCTGCCGCAGCACCTGCTGCAGCTGGCACAGCGATAGCTTTCACATCCCCAATGGTTGCATCTATCGCAGCATTGTCTACGGCAGCTGCAGGGGCTAGGGCGATGGGTGGTCAAGTACAGTCTGGTGAATCCTATCTTGTAGGTGAAAGAGGCCCAGAAATGTTCACAGCTGGTGGTACCGGTCACGTTACACCCAACCATCAAATGGCCTCTGGTAGCACTAGTGTAACTCAAGTATTTCAGATGGGTGACGGCACTAATGCTAGACGCGAAGCTAAACAGGTAGTTATAGAGGCTGCACCGTTTATTAAGCAAGTAGCAAAACAAGCAATTCTTGAAGCAGCCCAAAGTGGTGGAGCAATGTCCAGAGCACTGGGCCGGAGAAGTTAAATGAGAGACGTTCCAGCTGGTATCATTGCCAAATTAGAGTCTCGTATATTCAAGCCATTATTCCTTGTTGAAATAATGTTTGACACAGCTCTTAGATTTTCAAGCTCACATGGTGCAATAACTGTTGGTGGAGTTGAGTATTTTGGAGGCGCGAATCTTGGCAAAATCACAAGCGCAAAAGAAAACTCAGACCTAGATCCAAATGAGATGAAAATAACACTTGCAGGTATAAGTGATGCATCTCTTGAAGCTGTGGGCAATAGCAATTATATGAATCGCCCAGTAGCTATAAGAATAGCGATGTTTAATGACGATGGCTCAGTTGTCGACAACACTTATATGAACTACTTTATTGGCAAAACTGATGATGTCAAATTTAATTATGGCAAACAAAGCTCTATCGTTATAGCCGCTAGAGATCGTCTAGCTGATTGGTCTAGACCAAGGATCGAAAGAAATATGAATGCAGATCAACAAGCGAGATACCCAGGTGATAAAGGCTTTGAGTTCGTTGGGCAGATTGCTGATAAAAAGATAATCTGGCCTAAAGGGGAGTATTTCGAATGAGCTTCTGGAGCGAAATTGGTGACATAGGTCAAAACTTTGTAGATGGCTTCACGGATCTAGGTGGCGCTGTAGGCGATTTCTTTGATGATCCTTTAGGAGCTCTTGAGGATGCCTTCAATGGTATTCTAGACATAGTTACGCTGGGTACATTCTCATATGCCAAAGACGCTATACGTGGGTATATAGCAGGTCTGGTACCAGAGCAATCTTTTCGTGACAGAGAGCGGACGATTAGAAGCTCGACAGAGCCAAAAACCATTATATATGGTAAAGTAAGAACGGGTGGCCAGATAGTTTACGTTGAAGACCAGGGTAAAGACAACGTATTATTGTGGATGTGTTTTGTTCTTGCCGGCCATGAAGTAGAAGAGATTGAAACTGTTTACGCAGATGGCCAAGCAGTATCTACCGGTAATGGACCAGGTGTTGACGGCTTTATGAATAGGCCTTCGGATAATCCGTTAGGTGACAATATACTTTGTTGGTCAGTCCATGGCAAGTTTACAAGCGCATTTATCCCATCTGTAAACGTCTCCTATGACGATGATAGTTATAGTGGTTCATTCTCGCCTCCAAACTGGACTAGTAGTCACAAGCTGTCAAAACAAGCTTATGTATGGATAAATCTTATATTTGATAAAGAAACATACGGCGATACAGGCGTTCCTCGCTTTACCTTTGACGTTAAAGGCAAACGTGATATATACGATCCAAGAGGTGACTTTTATGGGTACACTGACAACCAAGCTCTTGTCATGTTGGACCTTCTTAGATGGGATCGGATGTTTAATGAGGATGATTCAGACATTGAAATGCAGGACTTTATCTATGCCGCAAACGTAGCTGACGATCTAATGTCGTCAGGCGCTGGTAAGTTCGAGAAGCGCTATACAGCAAACGGCACTTTTAAACTCCAAGCGGTGCCACTTGAAATACTTAAATCCGTAGCTACTGCGGGTGCATCTACGCCTTTCTTTGATATCGCGTCTGGAAAGTGGAAAGTAACACCTGGGGTTTTTACGTCACCCGTATTGGATCTTGATGAGTCAGACCTTATTGGTGGATTACCTTTTCAGGTTGGCCCTGCAAAGAACAGCCGACACAATGTGGCTAAAGGTACATACATAGATGCTAACCAGGACTATGAAGCTGTTGGTTTTAAAGAGTTATATATTAGCAAGTATGTAGCAGAGGATTTGGAAGTTCTCGAGAATAACTATGACTTT